CGGAACTTTTACTAACCAATTCAACACAGACCCTTCGATTGGTACTTATCAACTTGTAGGGTCTTTTACGCACACAGATCCAGCTCCAACTCAACTTGCAGCAACTAACCCCATATTTGGCGGTAACAACACTACGGGCAAGTTGTACTTTGAGTATACCTTTGACAATAACAAAACTGTCCTTGGCATTCGCCCATCTTCGGACTTTGGTGGCACTTCGGTAAGAGCTCAGAACTTTATAAATGCCTACCCCAACTCATACTTAAAGGTGTACATCGGTAACGAAAACGTGTATGGAAATCGGTATCGATTGTTTACAAATCCAGTTAGATACCAAACAGGACCAAACTCTACAAGCACTGAGTATGTTCGATACACCGCTGTAACAGAGTTCCCAGACGAGTTTCCGTACAACAGTGGTGTTCCTTTTAGACTTGAGTTTTACACCTCGTGATCTCATGGACGAACTCTTCAAACAACTCCACAATGCCCTAGGGGCAGAACTGCTGAACCGGATTCAGTCCGGAGAAGCCAGTCCTGCTGACTTGAATGTGGCTAGGCAATTCCTGAAGGACAATGGCATCGATGCCAACATGAAGGCATCAGAGCCGCTCCTGAACCTTGCCAAGGTCATGCCTTTTGATCCAGATGAGGAGGAAGCCGCATGAGCGAGGCACAGGACAAGCTCAAGGACTTCCGCAACTTTGTATGTCTTGCGTGGGATCACCTTGGGCTTCCTGAGCCTACGCCCGTGCAGCTGGACATTGCCAAGTTCCTACAGAAGGGTCCACGGCGTCGAGTCATCCAAGCGTTCCGTGGAGTGGGAAAGAGCTGGCTAACCAGTGCATATGTTGTCTGGAGACTGCTGCATGACCCGACCCTCAATGTTCTGGTTGTGTCTGCCTCCAAACAACGAGCAGATGACTTCAGCACATTCACTCTGCGGTTGATCCATGAGATCCCGTTCTGCCAGCATCTGAAGCCAAAGGACAACCAGAGAAACAGCAAGATCGCCTTTGATGTTGGTCCTGCTCCACCTAGTCAGGCTCCCAGCGTGGTCTCAAAGGGAATCACCAGCCAGATTACTGGTAGCCGTGGCGATCTGATCATTGCCGATGACGTTGAGTCTCTGAACAACTCTGCTACCGCCGTGATGCGGGACAAGCTGCTGGCCAGCACGGCTGAGTTCGAGGCAGTCTTGAAGCCGGGTGGGGAGATCATTTACCTAGGTACGCCCCAAACGGAACAATCGATTTACCACGGTTTGGCCGAAAAGGGGTATGTGACCCGCGTATGGCCAGCACGGTTTCCCGAAGAGCGGCTGAAGGTCGCATTCGGTGAGAAGTTGGCTCCACTGCTCCGCATAGGCAAGTCTGGAGACCCCACGGATCCCAAGCGATTCGACGCTATGGATCTGATGGAGCGTGAGGCGTCCTATGGCAGAACAGGCTTTGCTCTCCAGTTCATGCTGGACTCGACCCTCAGCGATGCTGATCGATATCCACTGAAGATCAACGACTTGATTGTGTTTGGTCTCAACCCTGAAAATGCCCCTGAGAAGCCCATCTGGGCGATGAATCCAAACAACATCGTCAAGGATCTGCCTTGTGTTGGCTTCAACGGTGATCGCTTCTACGCTCCCATGGAGATCCAAGGACGCTGGATTCCCTATGAGGGTGGAATCATGGCAATCGATCCTGCGGGCCGTGGTGGCGACGAGACGGCTTACTGCGTGGTCAAGATGCTGAATGGCTTCTTGTATGTGACACAGGCAGGAGGACTTGCTGGCGGCTACGGCGAGGAGGTCATGAAGAAGCTGACCAAGATCGCCAAGGACAACAAGGTCAATCTGATCCTGATCGAGTCCAACTTCGGTGACGGTATGTTCACTGAGCTGCTCAAGCCGTACCTGCTGCGTGAATACCCATGCACCACTGAAGAAGTCAGACACAACATCCAGAAGGAACGCCGGATCATTGACACTCTGGAGCCTGTGCTGTGTCAGCATCGTCTGGTCTTGGACATTGCCGTCATCAAAAACGATTACGAGTCCACCAAAGCATATGCCAGCGAGAAGGCTCTCCAATTTTCACTTATCTGGCAGCTCAGTCGCATCAGTCGAGCCAAGGGATCTCTGTACCACGATGACCGTCTTGACTGCCTCAGCATGGCTGTGGGCTTCTGGGCAGACAAGATGGCTCAGGATGCAGACAGGAAGATGGCCAACTTCAGGGAACAGATGCTCCAAAAAGAACTAGAGAGATTTATGGAACACGCTGTAGGCCGCCGTCCCAAGGAGGACACATGGATGTAGACGAACTGCAAATCCTGATGGCTTCTGTTGTTCTGCTCTACGAAGACCATCTCAAGTCCAGTGGTCACATCAGCTCTGCCAAAGACCTAGCCCGAGGCATGAGGATGATGCGTGAATCCGTCTCCCCCGAAATCATGGAAATGTGCAAGGAGTTTAAATGCCAAGCCCCTGTGAAGGCAAGAGCCTAAACAAGCCCTTCAGGACTCCCGGTGGACCCAAGAAGTCTGCTGTCTGCGTCAAAGACGGGGAAAAGACCAAGATCGTCCGCTTCGGTGATCCCAACATGAAGATCAAGAAGCACATTCCCGGACGCCGCAAGAACTTCCGTGCTCGTCACAACTGCGACAACCCCGGACCAAAGACTAAGGCTCGTTACTGGTCTTGTAGGGCTTGGTGAACCATGGCTAAAGACGCTTGCTACAAGAAGGTCATGCGCTCCTACGGGAAGTGGTCTGCACGAGCAGCTCAAGCCACAGCCAAGTGCCGCAAGGCCAAGGGCAATGTTCGTAAGGGAGAAGCAGGAGCCAACCTAAAGCGTTGGCAAGACGAGAAGTGGGTAGACACCCGTACCGGAAAGCCGTGTGGTGGCGGAGGCAAGAACGAGTACTGCCGCCCTTCTCTCAAAATCAACAAGAAGACTCCTAAGACCGTTGGTGAGATGTCCAAGTCTGAGCTTGCAGCCAAGAAGCGAGAGAAGCTGAAGATCGGTATGCGTGGAGCCCACGGCAAGAAGACAAGCCCAGCCAAACGAGACTAACCATGGCACGAGACTACAAGAAAGAATACCGTGAGTACCATGCAAAGCCGGAGCAGATCAACCACAGATCGAACCGGAACAAAGCACGAAGACTCATGATCAAAGAAGGAAAGGTCCGTAAGGGAGACGGTAAAGAAGTAGACCACAAGAACGGGAACCCCAAGGACAATAGACGTTCCAACCTTCAAATCATGTCTCGTAGAGCCAATCGGAGGAAAGCTTGAAGCTCCCCCTAGTCCTTATATATGGCCACTACAGTATTCCTGTAGTTACCTCTAAGTTACCTGAAGGTGACTTTGGTGAGTTCTCTTTCTTTCCTTACCCTAGGATTGCTATTAATCTTAGGTTGAGAGAGGAAGTAGAAACTAGTACCATACTTCATGAGGTCATGGAGATGATCTCTGAGATCAATGGTCTCAACCTTGATGAATCTCAGATCCGCACTCTGGAGGTTGGTCTCATGACTGTCTTCCTTCAGAATCGTTGGCTGGTTGACCGTCTTCGGAAAAGCCAGCAGGAGCCCATTACAGACCACTTAGACTGGCCCCCTAGTCAGAGCCTGCCGGACAGTCCGGAAGCCTTATAGACGATCCTAGGGCCATTAGAAAGAACACCATGAACAAGAAGTCACACGGTATGCGTTCTGAACTTAAGATCCATGGCAAGAAGCACGAGAAGGGTGAGTCTGCCAAGTTCGAGAAGAAGGAAAAGAAGATGAAGGGCTACAAGGAGAAGCAGAACAAGAGTTCCTATTGATGGAACTTTAAGTTCTACTTCTGGTGGGGGAGAATGTTTGGGGAAAAAATCTGAGAGGGTTTGAAAGAGGAAGTGAAACTCAAATACCCCCATATACCCAGTACTACTGATTTACCAGAAGTTCCCTATCGTCTATTTCGGTTCTATTTCATAGGACTGATGTGGTTTAACTCTGGACTTCTGAAAGAGATTTGAGCATCACAGGCAACTTGTAGGGAACTTAAGGTTCTCTTTGAGGGCTTGAGGTGCAGCGCGGGGAGGTGGGCCTATGGCTTTACCTTCCCGTTTATTCATCTCTGACTCTCTCTAACCATCTCTGATCATCTCTAACTGTCTCTGATGCACCTCTACTGCATCTCTAATTGTCTCTGTACTTCTTTCTTCTATTCTTCTTTCTCTCCTCTCTGTATGTACCTAGGTAGATCTCTGATGTATCTATGTGTGTGCCTGTGTACATCTCTGATGTATCTCTGATGTATCTCTGTTGTGTCTCTGTACGTCTTCTATTGCTCTCTTACTTCAAGACAACAAAACAACCAATGGTGCTGCTGACGTTTCTCTTTATTCGCAGTGCCAGAAACCTACGGTTTCTCGCGCTCTTCCCTCTGGTGTTCAAGACATCAACAGACAGCCTTACGCATCCAACAGGCATTCGCTGCAACTTCGGCTGCGCCTCAGTGCTGCTCATGTACCCTCGCTCAAACCTTGTCGCTGTACGCTCAAGCGGGGCTGCTGCTCTCTCTATCATGGGGGTACTTCCGCCACTCCCGCCTAGCGGTGGGGGGAGGCCGATAACTGAGCCCCAGTGAAACGGCGTTTCACTCCGCGAAAGTTTCTATACAATTTCCGCCGGTTTCGGTGCAAGTTACTTGTATTTCCTATGGCTTGAGGTAATATCCCCCTGTCGCAACTCCGCGACGAAATCAGAGAACCACGAAAGGAAAGAACAATGGACAAGGCCACAAAGAAGACCCCGACCACGCCCGCGACTATCACCCTGCCGCCGAAGGATCGGAAGAACGCGCCGAAGAACTTCGCCGCAACAACCGCCGCCGCACCAGTCGAACAGGCAACAGAACGCGAGCCCGACTACATCCGCACCGCAGACGACAAGGTACGAGTGTCGAAGTTTATCGATGCCGCCCGAGTATACGAGCGCGCGTCGCACACCTTCGCCACCGCCGCTTATCTCATGATGACCGATGGACTTCACACCCGCGAAGGATTCGACAACTTCGGCCAATGGTGCGTGATCCAGTTCAAGGCACACAACATCAACAGCGTTGAAGCGCGCCGCGCCTATCAACTCGCACAGATCGGCCAACTTCTCAACGAGAACAAGCACGCCGTGGAACTGGCGGCCCTCCCCAGTCGCGCGCTTCTCGCAATGGCACAGAATGAAAACGCAGTAGAAGAAAGAGGCGGAGCAGCCGCCGTAGCCGCAGCCCTTCCGGAGTTTATGAAGGCACACAAGATCGGCGACACCGCCGCAGCCCTTACGGAATATCTTGAGCATGGCCCAGAGGGCGACCAACGCACCCGCGAAGAACGCAAGGCTGATGCAGACTTCGAAGCCACGTGGGCGTGGACATGGCGCGGGGTGCAACTCTCGAAAGCCAACCCGAAACGCGCGGAAGAACTCGCCCGCGAGTTTATCGCCGCCGTGAAGGCAGAACAAGAACGGCAGAGGCAGAACTTGACGAAGAAGGCCCGCCGCTCGACTTCGCGCCGCAGCGAGTAACATATCACCAGTGAGAACCACCACGGGTACAGCCCCCG